GGCCTCTTAAAAGGCGTTGTTGCCTGGGGTCAATACAAGCAAGGCGTAAAAAGAGAAAACGCGCGAAGGGCTGAACGCGCCAGGGGTGCCGCTGTAGACGCCGAAACCAACGCAATGCTTGACAACGCTCTTCCCAAGTCTTCGCAGGAACCCCCTGACCCCATTCCCCCGCCTGACCGCCCGCCGGATGAATAGGAGGCACTAACAAGTGAAATGGGCTACGTTTCGATTTTCCTCGAGTTTATACGCCATGTTGCTGACGGCGTGCGTGATGCTCTTTTGTCTCCTGGAGAGTCCGGGGGATTTCTCCGCTATCTTGTCAGCCTTGCAACGGTTCTCGCAGCCCTTTCCCTCATTGTGGCATGCCTGCGCTTCTTTGTGCCTTCTCTTGGGCGTTACCTCCATCGTTTTCGAGCTGCTGCTCAATCTGGCTATGACTGGCATGACCCGCTTGTTTCGCGCTATACGCTCAATAAAAAAATCCTCGAAGAGCATCTCCGAGGAGGAACAGGCGATGTAAAGGCGCAATTTATAGGTTTTCCGGGTGACGGTGAGATGTATTCCGGTGACGATGATGGCATAGGCTTTGCCGCTGAGCACCTTCAATCCTTCTTTGATGAAATGCCCGCCGTCTTCCGTGAAACCATCCGCTACATAAATTTTCCTGATAGCTGGAGTTTTGAAGGTACTGGTTTACCTGATGAACTGCGCCCTAGCGGTGTCGCTGCTATTTTCGTCCGGGATGCTCAAACAATCCATGTTAATCCTTGGTGGCGCAACAAGTACCCAGAAAAAGTTGAGGGAACGCTCTACCATGAAGCCTACCATTCTTATGAGCATGTATACCATACTGTTGAGGATAACCTCGAATACTATGAGTACTTGAAAGGTTTAGAGGGGATGGAAGTTGAGGGTATTAATAAGGATCCAGGATACTACACTACCGAGGAGTTTGTAGCTCAGTCCTATGCCCGGTATAAGGTGGACCCTGATGATACATATTTCAGAACCCCAATGACCTATTCCGCTATGGCTCAACTCGACAACGAGATTTTTTCACGTTCTGTAGTACGAGGTTGAATTTTTCGTCATTTGTTAGTGTGCTCCAGTTTGGATATTCTCTTGGATTTCGCTTTCCATCGCATTGAGCTTCGTTTCGGCAGGCAATGGCATAGGCTAATTCTTCATCGCTTATTTTGGCGTCTGGTGCGAAGTCAATATACATTGGTATGATTCTCATCTCGCCATCTCTCCTTGCTTCATGATATTTCTTTGTGTTGTGAGGTTGCAGATATATCATACTACGGCGCTTGGCCCCATGTCAAGCAAAACGTTAGAAAGGAGGGTAAAAAATGGCAGTCTTCACGGACATTCTCGCTGGCCTGGCTGACATCTCCCCGTGGTTCTGGGGCCGCTTCACTGACCTCATCGACCTCATCACGAGCAATTCGCTCTTGCTGTGGTCTGTGGTCATGGCCATCGTGGCTGGCTCCCTCGGCCTCATCCTGAAGGTTGTGCGCCGGTTCGGCGTCAAAGGGCGGCGCAACTGACGCACGGCCCGGCGTGCGTCAGTGCGCCGCTGCTCCCTGTCTCTATTCTCTTGAAAGGAGGTTTTCCTGAATGGTAACACTGCTTTCCCGTATGACTGACGTATACGATTTTGTTATCAGCCTGCTGACTGACGTCATCAGCATGATTGTCGCTAACCCGCTGGTGTTTCTCCCCGTCCTCATCGCCATTTTCGGCGGCATTGTCATGTACGTCATCTCCCTCATCCGTAGGCTCGGTATCAAAGGTATTTCGTCATCCGGGGGTCGGCGCCGTGGGCGTCGGCGCTAACCTGTGCGGTCCCCGCCCTCTTCCCAACCCGGGGGCGGGGCCAATCCATTCAGGAGGTAAATATTATGCTCGGTTTTCTTTCCGCCCTCGTTACCGCTTTCTTTGACCTGATGTCTGAAAGCTCTTTCTTTGGTTATTCTGTGCTCTTTCTCTCCGTGGTGTCTTCCATTGGTTTGATGGTCACTACCTTGCTGCGTCTGATAAGGAGGTAGTTCTATGGCCCTCCTAACCAAACTCTTTGACCGTCTTTTTAACAAACGTATCCGCCGTTTAGTCTCCTCTGCCTCCTGCATTATCGTCGCTGGTGACCGTGGCAGTGGTAAATCTGCTTTCTTTTGCCTCTCGGAGAGCCTATTCCCTCAAACAGTGTCAAACTACCCTATGACCTTTTCTCGCGCCCTGGAGCCTCTCAGGGGCCCTACAGGCAATATCATCTTTAACAAGTCCCAACTCTACGCCCTTGACTTAACCGAAACCTGTGTCCTCATCGATGAAGCCCGTACCGTTTATCCCGCCCGCGCCTACGCCAAATGGACACAAGACGATGATGAATTCTTTAACTTCCTACGCAAGAAAAAAGCAGCTGTATGGTTAGCAACCCAAGCCTATGACTGTGTTGATCTTAACGTCCGCCGTGCCGCTGACCTGTGTATCTATCTCACCCCTACCAACTTCCGTGGCCTCTCCCGCTGTGAAATCACCCGTACTACCTTAGCGAAAGTAGCTGACAGAAATACCGAGCTAGTGGGCAGAGGAATAAAGCGTGGCCTGAGAAAGGTAAACTGGGATGTATGCGAACAATTGGTAACAGACAAAGCATTCTTCTACCACAAGGCCTTCTGGGGTAAATACGAAACCCTCTTCACTCATGCCAAACCCCAAAACGGCCTCGACACCCTGCCCTACTGGGTTGACCTATTCAAAGCCGCTGAGGAGGCTACATGATATCAGCCAAAATACCAACCTCTTGTTTTCACGGTTTATTCATAAATGAATGCCGGGTATCCATTTATGCATAAAAGCACCTGGAGGTATAAGATGCTATCAGCCAAAATCCCAACCGTGACCCGTCGCGCCGTCTATAGGCGCGAGGGCTACGCCTGTGCGCTGTGCGAGACCCCGGACGTCCTCCACCTCCACCACGTGCGCAGCCGCTCCCTGGGCGGTACGAACGCTATGGATAACCTGATAGCCCTGTGCCCGGTATGTCACGCTATCGTCCACGGTGAGTATAGCCTAGACAACCAGTTCCCTTTCGACAAGAGCACGGCCCAGGAGGCTATAGACTACTACATGGAAACGCAGGCGCTCCCCTTTTAGCCGCAAGCGCAGCGCGCAGGCCGCAGGCCGTAGTCGCGCGCGGAGCGCGCCAGCGCATGCGGCAGTGGCGCAATGAAGACGGCAGCGTGAGCGAGTGGTAGGGGAACTTTTCGAAGAGAAGAGGCGGCGAGGCTGTAAAGCCCCGCCGCCTTTGCTTAGACAAAGTCTATGCTGATGCAGGTAACGTCTCGCGGGTCGATGTGGTATTCCCTTGCAAGCGCCAGCAGCGCGTTTCCTAGCTGGCTGCCTAGCGGGGGTTGGTCTTCCCAAGGCATGAGCGTCTCGTACTGTTTCTGTGCGTCTCTGACTGTTGACATGCCTTCGTATGATGGATACCAGTTGTAGCTTCCCATGGTGTGTTGCCTCCCTGTCTGATAGGCTCAGGTCTCTGCCTGGCAGCGAAGCCGCACTTCGAGGGACAGGTTCGGTCAAGCGTCCTGAAAATAAAGGGTAAAAAGAATTTTCCGCAGAAAATTGTTTTTATCCAACCGACAGCGCGCAGCGCACGCTTGAGGGGTTCTGGCCCGAGTAGTACAATTGGACGGCCAGGAAGCGGAAAGGGCCCCACGGTAGCAGGGGCTTGCTTTGCTAAACTAAGGTGAGGGGGGTTAGTATTACCCCCCCTAT